GAACCTTTTCTTGGGTGATCTACTCTATCACGCATAATTTTAAGCTGCAAAAGCTCATCTATCAATAACTTAATATGTGGTCCAGATAATCTTTCTTCTGAGACAATCATGGCCATATCGTCATAATGTTTTTTAGAAACTGACAATGTCTCGGTATTTATACCATATGCTTTTAATTGCTGCATCATATCGTGGGAGTTCCAACGATCAAATGTGCATACTCTTATTTTAAATCCTTTTGTTCGTAATGATAAAATATAATCTTTAACTTCAGTAAAGTCTACAGATTTGTCTGCTGTCGGTGTCCAATATCTAACAGCATCTACCTCTACTATTGGAGCCGGCTGAGAGTAGGTATCAGTAACTTTTATATTTACCCACTTCTGTACATGCGCCATAGATACAGCACAATGGTCATGTTTTTGTGCAAGGTCAACGTGTATATAATATTCTTTATCTGGATCTGGGGCAAACCAGTTTTCAAATCTTCCAAAACTATCTACTGCAAGGGACATATTGCAGAAAGCTTTTTCTATTTTTTCTCTAGATTTAAAGAATGCATCTACGGCTTCTGGAGGCATGCAGGCAAATCTTCCTAAAGCATCAGGCATGTTTTTATAAAAATCAATTCTAAAATCTTCTATTTTTTTAGTTGGGTTAATTTCCCATGTTGGTCTTTTCAATGCAAATACTCTTGGTATTGTATAGGAGATTATGTGATCTTCTTCCCATTCAACTGTTATTTCATTGCCTTCCGTTCCATCCGGTAATTCTTCATCCATCTTTAATAACTTAGATCTAACTATAGTTTCTTTTTCTGCTATAACCGAATCGTAGAATTTTTGTATTGGGTCATTTTTAAATCGTGGAAACGAAAGCAAAATTACTTTACCGTAATCTGGAAAACGGGATATAACAGATCCACGATACATATCATATATAGCATCTGCTGTTTTAGCCTGGTCATGACCAGTAGTATTTTCCGTTGCAAAGCCTGAGATTTCATCAAGAATAACTGCTATTACGTTATATCCTTCAAATGCTTCACGCTCTGAGTGTCCCGAATATACGTTAACATTTTTGTTAAATCTTATTTCAGAGGCTTTTGGATCATACTTTCCAATAAACCATGGAGATCTTTCTATTCGTGTTTTTAATCCTTTAAAGAAAACATTATTGGCCTGCTGTGCGTTAACAGCAATATTGAGAATATCTATTGTATCTCCCGGCGGTTTACCATAATATGTCGCTGGATCTTTTAGACAAAGAAGCAAATATACTATATATGATACAGATATTGTGGAACAATAATCTTTACCGCTACCCTTGCCAAGTTGTGCAATTACTTCGTTACATGTTTGTTTAAAACGCCGCTTCCCTTCAACTTCACCAAAGAGCTTAATAAGAGTGGATTCTTTATATATTTGTGAGCTCTTTTCAATGAGTGTATACTGGTAGTCCGAAAGTGGCGGAAGCCCCAAATAATCTGGACTTGTAACAAACGTTCGTAAATCGACTGGTCTTTCATCAAACTCCTCTCCGTCTAGGATATCAATGAGATCATTAAAATTAAGATCCACTAGCTTCCTCTGCGTCAATTACAACTGGCTCTACTACTCCAGTAATTTGAGATAGACGCTTTGCAACATCCATTTTACATTTAGGACATGTTGCAGTTACCTCTTTTAATATTTTTACCAAAACATCTTGCTTACGTTCTGTTTCCGCTACTTGTGTTGCTAATTCTGCATTGTCAAGAAGACCCACTTCCTGAAGCATGCCTATACGCTTACCCTCAATATCTGCAATTAGTTTTAAAGCGGTAGCTTTTACATTTAGTTGTCCTGCGCCGTCTGCATCCTCTACGGTCTTCCAAGCTTCTTTAATAAGCATAGCATAGTGTTGGTCTGCCCCAGAGATGGCTTCTTTTGCCCTGTCACGAGCCCCAGAATCGCTTCTAACGACCTCTTTCCACTCTTCTATATAGTCTATAACCTCTGCCCGCTTAAAACCCGTTAGAGTGGCAATCTGGGTCGGGGTATTACCTTTAAGAAGTTCTGAGACTACCTTATTCATTCGATCAAAATGATCAGCTAATTCAATGTCCATATATAGATATTATACTTCTAGTCGACTAAAAAATCAACTAGATTTTAACTTGGCAATTTTAAGGAGTACTAAATATCCAATTAAATCATCGATATCATTATCTCCTGGGTAATCTGTACCCTTCATTAATCTATTTAATTTGTCATCAATTCTTACATGGAGTTGCTCTCTTGGTCCCGCCTTTGAAAATATACGCACAGGGTCAAGAGCTGAATTGCCGTAGGCAATATTTTTCTTAATAAGCATATGTGCAATTTCATGGCAGGTGTCCCAAATTTCTCTTCCTGCCTCTGTACCCACAGTTAATAAAAATAAATCTTTACAGTCAAAATCTTTTGAACTATCAAATACTGGTTCTAACATATCCGCTCCTATTGAACTTGTGATTCATATTTTGAATCTATACTGAGAGGACTCTCAATATATGGTGGAAAAGTATAGACATTAAATATGCCTTGATGACCTTTTCTAAAAATAAACCAATCTGTTGGATGATCAAAGCCTATTTCTTCTACATATTTACATAATTTTTCTGCTCCCCGCTTTGAAATTACGTAGCATAAAGTAGACCAGTCTTGGTATCCCTTGGCTATATAATAACTAATCTTTTGAGATTCGTCAAACCTTGGATACTGGTTGGGGTCTACATAAATACTAAATATATCATAGTCGTCTGGTAATACGCTCATGGCTGTTTGATATTTTTGATGAAATGAATTATCTATTAAAACATCATCTTCAAATATAATTAATTCATTTAAATTACTTTGTTTCAGATATTTCCAAGCAAGATAATGACTTCCAAAATTACCAATTTCTCCCAGCTTAAAACCGTCCCAAGCAAGTTTAAATTCTGGATTTTCTAATTTAAACTTATCAAGCTCTCCATCTTTTTTAGCATTAAAACATTTTATACTTAATTTATTTCCATTTAATACATAGTCTAAATTATTTCTATTAGTTAATCGAGTATCGTCTATATATATAGTGTGATAATTAATTGGGTATTTATTTTTTAATAAATCTGGCTCTGCTTCATAAAATGAATCTATGGATAGGCAGTCTGGCCTATGCTGCATCCTTCCATATATTTTGTCATGCAGTTGTTTAATTTTATTAGAATCTATATTGTTTGCATCACAAAATTCATAAAAAGTTTCTAAAACTATTTTTAATTCATGAGAAGCTTTGTCATGATTATAGCTGCTGCCGGATGGATGATTTAAAATATTTGCATTATCTCTAAGGACTAGCTTTTTATTATATATGGAATATGCACACCAAATCATATCCATTCCCCAACCGCTAGTTAACTTTGTGATATCTGTTTTGTTTGATAAAAAATCAAAATATTTTTCAAGCATATTAACTACATCTCTATGCAGTATAACTGCTATGCCGTCTGTTTGAATTGAGAGCAGCATTTTATTGTCTAAATCTAAGTTAGTTATTCTGGAAGATCCCTCATGCCATGGTTCACTTGTTAAATGTGGGGCATATGCAAAAACATTATATGTTGAAATAGATAAGTTTGCTCTATCTAAAAATGATATCCAGTTATTATAACTTACATCACCGGCAAGCCAGAACATATATTCATACGAACGATCAAAGTCTTGAACGGCTTTATACAGTTGTCTATAATACCTTATATCTCCAACATTTAACCATTCATCATTAATTCTAGATCCAGAATTTATAATTTTATGTGGAATATTATTTGATTTAAAAGAATGCTCTATATCAAGAACATTATTGTATACCTCATCCCAACAAACCACATAAGTAAAAAATTTCATTGCATTCTTTTCTTAAGATTTGTTGTAGATATTGTTTGAGTATATGGAACATATACAAGACCTATTCCTCGTTCATCCAACCAATCTTGAGTAAAACTCATCTGAGAATAGTAATCTTTTTTAGCCCAGTCAGATCCTATTACTATATAGTCTGGCTTTACCATTTCAATTGCTATTTTAGAGTCTGCCCCTCCAACATTCATTACCACTTGATCCACATATTTACAAGATTCTAAAACAATAGTTCTTTCTTCGGTACTGCATACGGGTGGCTTGCCTTTATACTGCTGGATAAATTCATCTGTATTTAACGATACGACTACACTGCCCCAGTCGCCTGCTAAATCTTTACATCTTTTTAATAAATTAACATGACCAGAATGAAAAAGATCAAATGTTCCTCCAGTATAAACTATACTCATTTAATTAAACCATTATCTTTCAATGCTCTATATATGGTCATTGTCGTAACGCCACATTCTTTTGCTATTTCTTCCATAGTTTTTCGCTGTACTACATATCTTCGATATAGCCAGTCTTTACTTTTATATAGCTTCATCGTTCTGTCAACACCGTATTTGAGTAATGTGCAATGCCGAATGCATCTGCTACATCAAAGTCATCTAAATCTAATTTATATTTTTTATTAAAATAGTCTACTGTTCGTTGCTTTCTAATTTCTCGCATTTTTGCTTTGTACCAAGATTCTGCGTAGCCAGGGTTTTCAAACTTAAGCTTATCCTTTTCCATTTTTGTCGGGTTCTTATTTCCAATATAAGCCTGCCAAGACGTAGGAGATATAGTAATAACACTAGCGCCAGTAGACATAAGCTCAGCAATGACAACACCGTAGACATAAGACAATTTTATCACGGCATCTGGGGATTTGACAAATACTGCTCCTTCAACAACAATATAATCTGATTTAAGTTCATCAAGCATTGCATGCATTTTCTTTTTAGCATCATGAATTTTTTCATATATATCTGCACCCGTAAATTCGATCTTACCCCATTTTAATGGCTTATCATTTTCCATTAAACAAAATGCTACCGAATTTGTAGAAGCATCTATCCCTAAAACTCTATTTGCTTTAGTTTTAATTAATTCATTCAATCTCATTAATCATCCTTAGCAATTTAGACTTTTGCGTAATATCTATTTTCTTTTGGCATCCAGCACATATATTAGACTCATTATATCTGCTTAATCTAGTATTACATTTTTTACAGGTTCTTTTTGCCCCGCCTCTAATTGCTTTCTTTTCATAATATTTTTCCATGATTCTTCTATTTGTAGCAATTCGACAGCATTCATCTGAGCAGTACTTTTGATTATGAGTTTTTTGATCAAACTCTTTGGCACATTCTTTATTAGCGCATATCATAATTTAGGAACCTCATATGGCTCTATCTGTACAACTCCAGTTTCGCCCTTCCAGCATTCCTTTTTTATAGGACAGCCTTTGCAAGCATAACTTGTTTTCTCAAATGGCCTCATTGGAAGTCCGCCATCCTTATAATTATCATAAACTTCACACAGCCAAATAAATAAATTATCTATAATTTCTTTATTTTTTTCTGTCATCTGTACAGGAATAAGCAATATCTCCTGAGTATTTTTATTTTCATATAAGAAAAAAGCTTCTTTGGCATTACGTAATTTCATGTATGTTAAAAGCTGGAGCATATGATTTGCTGATCCAGACATTTCAGCCTGTCTTGTATCCCAGACCTCTTGCTTTGCCGTCTTAATTTCTCCAATTACTTCTTCATCATCCCAATTAATTACAAGATCAATAAAACCACGTATTGGAGGATATTCATTTTTAATTTCTATTTCTGTTTTAACATCTTTAAGCTTATTATCTTTAAATAAATCTGAAGATTGTCCTGATATTAGTTTTTGAATTCTATCATGTGCTTGTGTTCCGTATGCCATATTTGCAATTGCCTGTGCATCATTATTATCAACAAAATGTGCACCACTAAATGCCATATACCAATATCTAGGGCAATTTCCATTACCATATCCAAAACTGCTTGGACTAAATGATTTCTTTGTCATATCGCCATCTGGGCGTTTTGTTGCTAGATATGCATCATCAAGCATCTTAGCAAATTCGGCAACATTAAATTTACCTTCATATTTTTTAAACTTAAGGTTCTTTACTATATCTCTAGCCATTATAACGAACGACATACTTGAGGGCATCCACAAGTTTATCTATCGACTCCTTCGCTGAATAATAAATATTCTTTTTATTGTTATTTGTGGTGCCTGCTTTATCTTTTGCAATTGTTGAATATACAGATGCCATCATGGCAAACTTTGTTGACATTGCCTGCAACTCAATAATTAAATGTGGTGCCTTTGCAGCAGGAACATCTGGATTTAATAAAAGCTTGACTACAATGGCCAATGCTTTATCTAACTGCTCATCTTTCATGTATTCATGAAGATCATTGAATTCAGTTATATCGCTAATTAACTCAAGAGTATTTTTTTCTGTCATGCTAGCACCCTAGTAACTATTGCATATCCTATCCATAGACCAACAATACCCATAAGACCTGCAAATACTGGCGGAGCAGGAATAGGCAACTTAAATGCGCTGAATATACCGCCAACAACTGCGCCAACTAATGTTGTCATTAAAATCTCTCTCATTCGTTCCACTTTTCTACTAATTGTTCCAGTAAAGACCATTCTATTACTGCAAGTCTTGTTTTACTATTATCTTCACCTATAACTAATTTTAAAACTGGGTGAAATGCTCTACTTACTTTAAATGTATCTGTGCATACTTTTGCCCACATATCTTTTGACACTGCAACAGATTTTCCAGTTTCTTTGTAATCAACAACAAAACCTTTCCATATAGCATCACCTTTTTGATAATCACCACGTCCACTATTCTTTTGCTGTTTAGCTCCGTCACGTTTTGCTTCTGATCTTTCAGACATTAATTAATCCTATAACTATTCTTATGTCCGTCTGGGCATGACCAAGACATTTCCATTTTAGAACTATTCCAATAATAGAACTCTGAATCTTTTTCACAATGAGAACATGGTCTAGGTTCATCTATTTTTTCTAATTGTGGATCTTTTGGAACCTCTGGCTTTATAAACTCATTAAGATTTGGCATTTATTTTTTCCGCCAACGCATCTACTACTTTTGGATTATCACGAAGGTACTGCACGGCTTTTGCCCTTCCTTGTAGCCGTTCCCCTTCCACGGTGTACCAAGCGCCACCTTTTTCCACGAGTCCGTACATTTCGGCAACATCTAAGATTTCCCCTACTCTATCTATTCCTAATGTCTCTCCTTGATAGTAAAAGTC